TTAAAACAGAAGAACATGATTACAAAAAACGTTATGATGATTTAAAAAAACACTATGACTCTAAGTTGCATGAGTGGAAAGAAGAAAAGGACGCTTTAATTTCTAAAACTTCGCAACCTACAATTAGTGAAGATGATATAGAATCATTTAAAGAAAGTTATCCTGACGTTTATAATGTAGTTGAAGCTCTTAGCACTCGTAGTGCTACAAAAGAGATTGAAGAACTTCGTTCAGAAGTAAGTCGTCTTAATAAGCAAGAAGAGAAGCTAAAAGCTAAAAGTGCTTATCAAGAATTACTAGCTCTGCATGATGACTTTCCTAAAATAAAACAGTCAGATGAATTTAAGGAATGGGTCAAAGCGCAGCCACCTAGTATAGCAGATGGCATTTTAAAAAATAGCACAGACGTTAAATGGGCTTCACGAGTCCTAGACTTGTATAAAGCCGACATTGGCAAAAAAACAAAACGTGGTCGTCCACGTAAGCAAGGAAACGCTGCAGCAGCAGAGGCAGTTACACGTACTGCTCCTATTAATGTTGCAACAAATTCTACAGCTAATAAAAAAACATGGACGGCATCAGAGATACGTAGGTTAAAACCACACGAGTTTGAGAAATATGAAAAGGAAATTGATCAAGCTCGTATAGAAGGTCGTATCGTTAATAATTAATGGAGCTTGAAAAATGGCAGTAGGAACTGCAGCCGGATACGGTAGTTTACCTTCGGGTAATTTTCAGGCCGAAATCTATAGCCAAAAGGTTCTTAAATTTTTTCGTAGAGCATCAGTAGTTGAAGATATTACAAATACTGACTATGCAGGAGAAATTGAGAACTTTGGTGACACGGTTCGTATTATTAAAGAACCAACAGTCACCATTTCATCTTACACTCGTGGTTCTGTGGTCACTCCGCAAGACCTCGCAGATGATGAAATTCAATTGACCGTAGATCAGGCCAATGCGTTTGCTTTTAAAGTGGACGACATAGAAGAGAGACAGTCTCATGTAAACTTTGAGGCTCTGTCAACCTCTTCTGGTGCTTTTTCACTAAAGCGTAATTTTGACAAAAACATCCTTCAAAACATGATTGATAATGCAGGTATCAAAGGTGCTTCTGGCACAGTTGAAACTGACTCCAATCTTGGTACTGGGGGTACTCCTGTAACAGTAACAGGATCAGATGCAGGTGATGATGTTGTAAACCTCATGGCACTTATGGCACGTAAGCTCGATGAGCAAGACGTACCAGAAGAAGGTCGTTGGTTTGTAGCCCCTCCTCGTGTCTATGAGAACCTTTACAAAGCAGGTGCTAAAATCGTTGAAGTTCAAGTAACTGGCGACCAAGTATCACCTCTTCGTAATGGTCTTGTAACCAATCAAAAAATCATGGGCTTCACTCTGTATAAGTCTAACGCACTGCGACAATCTGCAGATGCTACGACAACTACAGATATGGTGTCTGTGAGTGGTGTCGCAACAGGAGAGAACGTAGTTCTCGCAGGTCATATTTCTTCTACAGCAACTGCTTCTCAGATTGCTAAAACAGAGGCCATCCGTGATCCTGATTCCTTTGCTGACGTTGTACGTGGTCTTCATGTCTTTGGTCGCAAGGTACTTCGTCCTGAAGCCCTTGTCCTTGGCATAGTTGATTACAGCTAATAGGAGGGCATAGATTATGGCTACTATTGATCGTACTATTTCAGGTGGAGGAACCGTAGGTCATCCATCTCGTATGCCTACTCCGTATGTAATTACCTCTCAGGTCCATGACACTGCAGATGGTGGCACAGGTGGTGACGTTATTCAATTGATTGATGTCCCTGCTGATAGCATGATTATTGCAGGTGCTTTAGAAGTTCTTGAAGCACGAGGCAATGGTCAAATTACTTTGGATGTTGGAATAACTGGTGGTGATGTAGACTGTTTTGTTGACGGTTCTGCACTTGCCGCAGGGTTCACACCCTTTCTTGAAGCAGCAGTCGGTGCTTCAGGTTCTAACGCACGTATTCTTACAAGTGCTGACACTATTGATGCTCTTATCCTTGATGGTGGATCGACTGGTGAAAGTGCTGCACGTTTCCGTATTCATGTTTGTTTGGTTGACATTTCACGCAACCCACTAACTGAAGCGGCAACTGTTTCTTCGGGTACGTAATGCACTAAAGGTTTTGTGGGGTTCCTTTTAAAAACCTCACACTCTTTGTTGTGATTTGTTTTGAAGGAGTAAAATATGTTTTTTAAATTACTAAATGATGAAGATGTAAAGTTCTGTTTAGATCATCTTCCAAAAGATAAAACTTATGAAGATGGAAAAAATACAGGTGTTAATAAACAAAACACAGAATCTAATTCAGTGCCAGATGAAGTTAAAAAGTTAATATCAAGTAGATTTTATGATAGCTTTTATATTGATAGTGTTTACTGCCCTAACAGAGTATCAATAAATTTTTATAATAAATATAAATCAGGTGACTATTACGATTTACATATAGATTCTTTTAGAGCTTCGCCTAAATCAAACAATGTGTACTTTGATTATGGATGGAGCATATGTTTACAAGACGAGTATGAGGGTGGAGAGTTTATAGTAGAAACTCCTATAGGACAAGTAGGAAAAAAATTAGCAGCAGGTGAAGCAATAATATTTCCTATAATATATCCTCACGGTGTTAAAGAAGTAACAAAAGGTGTTAGACATAATATTGTAGGTTGGATGTCTTCTTGTGCTTCTTACGAAAGTTCTTTTATATTAAAAAATATAGTTGAAGTGGGGGACTTTCTTGAAAAACTTAATTCTGAACAGGCTAAAATGATTAAAGTAAAAATAGAACTTATAAGAAATTATCTGCATAAAGAGTGGGGGCAAAGAAAATGAATTATGCTGAACTAATAAATGCAGTGCTTTTAGACTTAAATGAAACTACAATTGCAGCTTCTGCTGTAGGTTTATCAGGAACTCGTGGTATTCAAAAGACTGTTAAAGAAGATGTCAACAGGGCTATTCGTGATATTAACAATGAGCATAATCAATGGCCATACAATTATGAGTTAGTAAACTATACTTTGTTTGGTGGAAGAAGAGAATACAAGTTTCCTACTAAAATAAAAATATCTTCTGTATCAGGTGCATTTACTATGAATGAGAGAGTTACAGGAGGAACTAGCAGTGCTATAGGAATAGTAAGAAAGATTAGTCCTTCTTTTCTTATACTTGAAGTAGAGGATGGTATATTTCAAAGTTCTGAAACTTTAACAGGTGCATCTTCTAGTGCAACAGCTACAAGCGGTAACATTCTTGACTGCACAGATATTGATTTTGATACTGCTTTTATAATAGGTCGTAACTTAATTACAAATGGTAGTTTTGATAAAGCATTTACTCTATCAGACTATTGGAGTTCAAGATCAACCAACCCTGCAGGAACAAGCACCTCTGGCACTCCTGCATTATCAAATGCATCTAGTGGTAACTTAGCTTATGCTGCAGGTGTTCTTAGACTAAATGATGGAACAGTAGATCAGGCTATACCCACTGTAGTAAATGATACTTACAGAATAACAGTGCGTTTTTCTTCAGGAACAAGTAGCGCAACTGCAGTAACTTTAAAAGTATTTGCAGGTTCTTCCTCTGACAAAGACTCTGACCTATCGGAGTCTTTTTCTATATCTAACGTAGGTGGAGGTAGAATACAAACCACTAGCTTTACTGCTTCTACTCAGCAAACTTTTATTACTCTTAGTAATGAAGACTCTGCAAACGTAGACATAGATTTTATTGAAGTATTTCCAAATGATGTGTCAGGTGAGTATCTGTATTTCTTAGACAAAGATGAATACTACAGAGGTAGTCGTAACTACACATCAAAAAGAGAAAAAGCCTATCGTGCTTTATCTGCACCTGATAGTGGGTTTGGTAAACCAGAAGAAATATCTACAACTAATTTTGATGCTTTTGTTTTATGTCCCTCTCCTGATAATGACTTTTACGCAGTTGAGCTTGGTGTATTCTTTGAACCAGAGCCTCTTTCAGCATTTAGTGATATTCCTGTAATACCAAAAAGATTTCACGATGTAATTGTAGCAAGAGCAAAATACTTTGCCCATCAATTACGTGGTAATGATAACGCTGCACAGTTTTCTCTTAGAGATTATGAGCTAGGAGTAAAACGTATGCGTTCTGAGTTAGTACAACAAAAAAATTATATGAGAGCCGTTTAATGCCAATTGAAGCCTACAATGTAAATTGTGAAGGTGGTTTAGTTTTAGACCAAAGTATTTTTGTTATGAAGCCGGGAGAGGCTACTACTTTGCAAAATTTTGAGCCAGATGTGCAAGGTGGATATGCAAAGATATTAGGGTTTGAAAAGTTTGATACTAATGCTCTTTCAGGCAGTGGTATTGTTTTAGGCATATCAACTTACAAAAATCAATTTGTAGTTGCAGCAAGAGGAGCAAATGTGCAGTTTTCTAGTGGGTCTGGTTGGACTAATATTGCAACCAATAGAACTAGTGCAGGTAGATACTCTTTTGTAACATACGATTTTGATGGTACAGAAAACTTGGCTATGGCAGATGGGGTTAATGATGCCGCTATTTGGGATGGCTCTAGCTATGTAACAATAACAGCTTCAGCAGGTGGAACCAAGCCTACTGCTCCTGATATTGTACAAGAGTTTAAAGGACATTTGTTTTTTGGAGGGATGTCTAACTCACCTCACACTGTAAAGTTTAGCGCACCGTTTAATGAAAATGATTTTAGTGCAGCATCTGGTGCAGGAGAAATAGCTTTTGGTAGTGATGTGGTTAGCCTTAAACCATTTAGAGAAGCTTTAATTATATTTTGTAAAAATGAAATATATAAACTTATTGGCTCTAGTTCAGCAGACTTTCAAATTCAACCTATAACCAGAAACATAGGTTGTTTATCTCACTTTACTATTCAAGAAATAGGTGGTGATCTTATATTTCTTGCTCCTGATGGACTAAGAACAGTAGCAGGAACTGAGCGTATTGATGACATTGAATTAGGCACGATTTCAAAACAAGTTCAACCTAGATTAAATGCTTTATCTTCAAATCAAATATCAAATTTATCATCTCATACTATAAAAAGTAAAAGCCAATACCGTATGTACTTTCCTACTACTTCAGGCACTGAGGCTGATATGACAGGTTTGATTGGAGTGTTAAAAAGAAATGCACAATCAGGGCAGATAGGATGGGAGTATTCAGATATTAAAGGTATTAAGCCAAGCATAGCAGCTTCAGGGTTTATTTCTAATGTAGAAACAATATTGCATGGTGATTATGATGATGGGTTTGTTTACAAACAAGAGAGTGGTAGAGATTTTGATGGAACTGCTATATCTGCCACCTATAGAACTGTAGACTATACTATGGGTGATGTAGGCAGAAGAAAAAATATGCAGAGAGTTATTATAAACTATTTAGGCACAGGCACTGTGAAAGATGTAGATATGAATCTTGAGTATGACTATGGTGACATTCTTTTACCTAGTCCTGCTCTCTACGATTTAAAAGACCCTGCAGGTGCAGCTTTTTATGGTGGTGGTACATACGGTTCATCTGAATACAATGCGTCAGTGTACACACCTTTATATAGACAATCTGTAGAAGGTTCAGGTTTTGCTGTAGCTTTAAAGTTTACAGATTCAAGTAGTAATCCAACGTATACCCTGAAAGGATTTGGATTAGAATTTACACCGGGAGGTAGAATGTAATGGGTACAGGTTATACAAAAGGTCTTAGCTATTTTGTAGATGGCGAAACTATTGAGGCTTCAGACTTCACTACTGAATTTGGTTTGGTAGATGCAGCTTTTGAAACCGGTGGTCATCAACATGACGGAACAGATGGTGAAGGAGGGGCAATTGAGAAACTTCTTAGTAATACTATCACATTTGGAACAGGTGTAGATACTGACATAGCGGTTACTTTTAACGCTAATACTAGTGACGGTGTTCTTACTTGGAAAGAAGATGAGGATTACTTTGAGTTTTCAGATGATATACTCATTGCTTCTACAGAAAAAATACAGTTTGGTGATACTGCTAGTTTCATTCAGCAAAGCAGTGATGGTGTTCTTCGTGTAGATGGTGAGGCAACAATTGATCTTAATGCCTCAACAGCAGTTACTGTAAGTAATGATCTTAAACTGGACTCTGACTCTGCAGTGCTAGGGTTTGGTGCAGACAATGATATAACTCTTACTCATGCTGCAGATACAGGGCTAACCTGTAATGGCACTATAACTGCTACAGGATTTACCATAGGCTCTGCTGCGATTACAGAAACAGAATTAGAAATACTTGATGGTGCTTCAGTAACAACTGCAGAATTAAATATTATAGACGGAGACACTTCAGCCACTTCTACTACGGTTGCAGATGCTGATAGAGTTGTACTTAATGATAATGGCACTATGGTACAGGTTGCGGTAACAGACCTTGCAGCATATTTTGATGATGAGATTACAGCCATGCCTAATCTTGTTAGCACTGGAGCACTTAACTCTGGTTCTATTACATCTGGGTTTGGCACAATCAATACTGGATCATCTGCTATTACCACTACAGGTTTAATATCTGGTGGTTCTCTTGATATTGACGATGTTGTTATAGATGGCACAACAATTGGACATACAGATGACACAGATTTAATAACTGTTGCTGACGGAATTGTTACAGTTGCAGGAGAAATATCTGTAACCACTTTAGACATTGGTGGAACTAATGTGACATCAACTGCTGCTGAATTAAATATTGTAGATGGAGGGACATCTGCTACTTCAACTACTGTAGCTGACGCAGATCGTGTAGTGTTAAATGACAACGGTACAATGGTGCAAGTTGCCGTTACTGATTTAGCCGCATATTTTGATGATGAAATAACTGCAATGCCTAATCTTGTATCCACAGGTGCATTGGATACAGGCTCAATTACAAGTGGATTTGGAGCTATTGATAACGGCACTTCTGGAATACGAACAAATACTTTTACCGCAGAAACATCTTTTATTCCTAGTGCTGCTGATGGTGCAACTTTGGGAAGCTCTTCTGCTGAATTTAGTGATTTGTTTTTAGCTGATGGTGGGCAAATTTTATTTGGCAACGATCAAGAAATAACTCTCACTCACGTAGCAGATTCAGGGTTGACATTGAAACACGCTGCAACGGCTGATGATAAGTTTCCAACTTTGACTCTTGCAGCAGGGGACACAGACATAGCTGCTGATGACAAACTTGGAGCTATTAATTTCCAAGCCCCAGACGAAAGCACAGGCACAGATGCAATTTTGGTTGCAGCAGGAATCGAAGCTGTTTCTGAGGGAGACTTTGCTGCTGATAGTAATGCTACATCTTTAGTTTTTAAAACAGGTGCTTCAGAAGCAGCAGCAGAAAAAGCTAGAATTAAATCAAATGGCAGGGTTGGAATTAACACAGATTCCCCAAACTCACGGTTAGATGTGCATGATACAGTTTGTGAAGTAGCTGCTACAGGAACTGGTGGCTATGGTGCTTTTGCTGCTGTGGCATCTGGAACAAACTCCTCTCATGTATTTTTTAGAAATTCAGGTGGAAGTAATGAAAGGGGTCGAATAACTGCTGATAACAGTGATAATTTAATATTAAGCAACGGAACTTCAGGCACAGAACGTCTACGAATTGACACAAATGGAATTATAACACAAGCATCGCAATGTGGGTTTATTGCTAGACTCACAAGCAACTCGTTAAATAGAACAGGAAACAGCACAGCTTACACAATTACAGATGCTTTCACAGAATATTTTGATACTAACTCAGATTTTAATGCATCAAATGCAACTTTTACTGCACCAGTTGCAGGGGTTTATCATTTTTTTGCAGAGATATTTATAAGTGGGGGAATGACTTCTGGAACTAGTCAATGTACGTTTGCAATTAAATCAAATCAATCAGATGTTGGTAACATAGAAACAACTTTTAATCCAATTAATTTCGCAAATGCAGGAGTTAATTTTGGAATGAATGTAGCAGGTATTATGAAATTAGATGCAAGTGATACAGTTAATTTAGTTATCACGATGAATGGAGCAGGTGGTGATACTGTAGACATTTCGTCAGGTTCAGCGCAACAGCCGTTCACTGTTTTTGGTGGATATTTATTAGGATAAAGGATAAAAAAATGGCATTAAACATAACATTATCTATTGATGACGAAGATCAAAAAATATTAGAAGATAATCTCATTGATCCAGAGTTGTGGATTAAAACAATGGTGAGTGAAAAAACAGCTAATTGTTATTCACGATTGCAACAAAAATGGACGGTAAAATTAATGGAAGATACTAGTTTTACTGACCCAATACCAAGTACAAAAACAGAGTTTATTAACTTAGTAACATCACGGTCAGATTATAAAACTGCTAAACAAATTTCTGAAGAGTAGTGTATAATTAATTAAGTTGAAAGACTTTATAAAAATTTCTATTTATTAAATAGTCAATGACTGTTAGCTAATAGGAGAAAAGCATGACTGAAGAAAACAATGTAATTAATATTAATGGTACAGATTACGATGAATCTGATCTAAGTGATAAACAAAAATATGCTATTGCACAAATTAAAGATTTGCAAAAAAAGTCTCATAATTTACGTTTTCAATTGGATCAAGTTCAAGCAAGTCTTACTAGTTTTATGAACTCTCTTATTGAAGAGTTGGAAGAAGAAATAGAGGAAGAATAATGAAAGACCCCTCACAAGTAAAAAATGCAATGGATACTGTTTTTGCTACTAGCGTTGTTTCTACTCCTTTGTGGTTACAATGGTTAGAAAGCAGTTTACAACTTTTTATGCTTGTGGGGGGTTCTATTTTATTAGCAGTGCGCCTGTGGGCTATGTTTAGAAGCAGGAAAAAACCTGATGAAGAATGAAGTATTAGATATAAAAGATGAACTAATTGATATTCTTGTTAAACAAAGAAATGATGCTCACAATAACATTGCAGAGCTAGAGGCAAAAATACAAATGTTAAATAAAAAAATAGAAAGGCTTGAAGTGAATACTCTTATGGATGATCTCTTCAAGACTAGGGAGAGTGCGTAATGGATAGAGGACTGTCACAAAGTTTATTCGCTAAAGTGCCATCAAAAGATGTGTTTAATATTGCAAAAACTGAAGATGGTGCAAAACAATTAGCAGATACTTACTTTGGTGGGGATAAAACCCAATTATTAAATGCTATAGGGGGAAGAGGTTCAAATGATATTAATGCCTCTGAAGCTTTTACAAAGATAAGTGGATACGATTTTGCAAATGTAAAAGCTCCTGCTCCTCCTGCTGCTCCTGTTGCTCCTACTACTCCTGTTGCTCCCACCACTACTGCTGAAGAATCTGCTCCTGAAAGACCCACAGGACCTCGTTTTCCTATAGATTCCTCTGCAAATGTTAAGCCTACAGTTACTCCTACTGGAGACGAGCTTACAGCAGCACAGTTTCAGGACTCCTTATATCCAAGTATTCCTCCTGAAGCAGTATATAGTCCTGAAGATTTTGAAGTACAAGAAGAAGAACTTTATGAAGATGTAACTAATATTACAGATTTAAAACCTAAATTAACAGTTGCTGAATCAGAGGGTTTGCAAGTAACAACTCCTACTCTTACAGAGGCTCCAAAGTATCAGTCTTATGTTGCAGAGGGTACTCCTGAATACGAAGCGGCAAGAGGTATACCTTCAGCAGAATCCTTAATAGGAGATATACAAGGCACAGTATCAGA